GACCGTGGGCTGCTTCGGCGCGGGCAGCGTCTGGCCGGGCTGGAGCTCGATCGTGCCGTTCATGAGAAGATATTTGGCGCCCTTGGCGGTGAGCTTCACCGTGGTGCCGGCGGCATAATGCACGCCGTGAATAAAAGCGTCCTTGAGAACGGTAAAGGTGAACTTGGGATGGAGCGTATTGACAACGCGCTTCTTGTTGACGATGGGCATGAGGCTGAGGTCTCCTTCAGAGGCGGCGAAAGACGGCGGACTAAGCGGCGTAGACATGAGTGGCGCCGGAGATCATCGCGGCGCCGCACCCGGACAGATCGCCATGGCGGACGACGGGCAGGCCATTAGCGTTGACCGTACCGGAGCCTTGAACGATAGGGTTGGGGCCGTGCGCGGGGCAATCGTAAGTGTCGCCCTTGCGCGCGACCGGCTTGCCTTCGGCGTTGACGTTGCCGGAGCCTGTGATGATCTGGCCGCCATGAGTTCCCGTGTCGCCCTTGCGGACTATGAGGGGCATGGAAGATTTCCTTAGCCGAGATTGACGGTCCCCTTGATGTTGACCGTTCCGGCCTGGTGATTGATCGTTGAAGCCTGAATGTTGTGGGTCGTTGTGGCGTGGCTGATCGAGTTCCCGGTGTAAGTCGACGAGGACTGGCCGACCGTTTTCTTGTACTCGCCAGCCTTGTTGTGATTGGCCGGGTTGGCGTTCGAAAACCCGCCCGGATCAACCCAGGAATGATCGCTCACGTCGCCGGAAGGCGAGTGGATTCTAACCTGCTCCCCGATGCTTGGCGGCGACCATATCTTGACGGCACCGGCGCGGGAGGTCCAGGGTATCCAGCCGGTCTCGACATCGTTGCCATCGTCATCGAGCGCATAAGCGACCTTGACCTCGGATCCATCCTGGCTGATCTGCGTGACGCGGCCCGGCCGGAGCATGTTGTGAATGCGCCGGTTGGCTTCCTCGCATTGCCGGTGCAGCTCGATAACCTGTTTTTCGGCGGCCTCGAGGCGCTGCGAAAGCCGGAGGATTGCCTCCCAGTAATCCATGGCGAGAGTCCTCTAGCGATAGGTCGGCAAAAATGGCGAATGGGGCGGCGGCTCGCCGAAGGTTTTGCCATCCTCGATGTCTTGTTTCGGAAAGTCCATGACGTCGCCATTGGGGCCGTGGATGTGGACCGCTTCCGGGAAGGACTGTAGATTTTCGAGGAAATCGGCTGCGTTCGGCGCAACCTCCTCGAGGCTCGGCCCAAAGGCGATGGCCTGCGTGAATGCGACAGCCCAGAGCGCAATGCCTTGATTGTCGATCTGGCTCGAATAGAGATTGTCGAGGTCGGTGACGTGCGCGGCCTCGATCCACTTCATGCCCCAGGTGGCTTCCGAGATTAGCGCGGCGATCTTCTCGGCGATGTCGAGCGCCTGTTCGTCGGCGTTCTTGTTCCTGGTGACGATGTAGACGATCATGGAGGCGGGGCCGGTCAAACGCCCGGTGTCCTGAAGCTCCATCCGCTTCATGCCCATGAAGGCGACGCGGGCGGCGGGTGACTTCACCGAAAAGCGTTTCAGCTCCTCAAGATCGAACCGGCCTCCATGAGGCGAGACGTCGAGAAGCTCCGGAATATTGGCCCGGAGCCCGTCGACGACTGCTTGACGAAACTCCTTGAGCCGCATCTGGGACCTCTTAAGCCATGCTGGAGCGGCGCGGGCCCTTCGGATGCACGATGGCGACCTTGCCGGTCTTCGTGCGGCGCTCGAAGGGCTGGTACTTTTCCTTCGCGGGAGCGGCCGAGGCCTTCTTGCCCTGGAAGGGATTCTTGACCGTGGCGGTGCTGCGGGCTTTGTCCGCGGCGTTCATGCGGCGTTCGACGAAGGCCTTGGCGGAAGGGGCTTTATCCTTGGCGGGCGCCGCGGAGGCGCCGGTCATCTTCTTGGCGAGATTCTGCCCCTTTTGCAGCTCTTCAGCCTTAGCCTTTTCTTTGCTGGCCGCACGCTTCTCGGCTAGCTTTTTGACAAGGTTCTTATTGGAGGCCGCCTTCTTGGCATCTTCTTTGGGCTTGAGGTTCTTGGCTGCCTCCTTGGCCTTTGCGGCCTGGGAAGACCGGTAGAGCGCCAGGCCGTGAAGTGCGCCAGAGACACCAAAGCCCGCCGCTGCGAGAGGCCAGTTGCCAGTCCCGGCACTGATGCCTCCCACCAGGGAGGCGCCACTGCCAGCGGCGCTGTCGATGGCCGAGTCGCGGGTTTTCTGAGCCGCGCGCATTTTCGCGGTGCGCGATGTCGTATTTATGGGCATGGTGCGAGAGGTCCTATTCTGAAAGCCTGCCGAGGAAACGATCCAGGGCCTTTGCGACCGGATCGGCGGAATGAGTGCGGATCAAACCAAAGGGCTGAGCCTTTGGCGTGGCTAAAGGCTCCAGGAACGCGCCAGGAGCGGCGGTCACCTTGAGCCCATGGATGACGAGGGAGATTTGCGAAAGCGGCCCGTGGCGCAGCGTGGCGGTCCAGAATGGCGCGTCCGGAGCCAATTCATCGCGCGCAACGAAAAGGCCGTTCATGATGGCTTCTGTCTGTGGACCACGATTAGCCGCCCGGACTTCGTGCGGCGCTGCCACTGCTGTTTGGGCGGAGCCTTGTCCTTGGTTGCGGCGCTATTCTTCTCGCGGAGATCAGAGCGAAGCTTCTCGATCTTGCGGGCGGTGGCTTTTTGTTTTTCGACAGTCGCGGCGCGCTGCGTGGCCGCCTTCTTGGAAGCCTCTTTTGCATCGGCGCGGTTGTTACCGGCTCTGATGTCGTTTACGATGCCGCGAGCCAGTGAGGCGATGTTGCCCTTTTTGACCTTGGTCGCGGCAAGCTCGTCAGCCCTTTTATTTGAGGCCTTTGCTTCTGCCATGGAGGCCCGGTATTCGCCTTTTGCCGGCATGACTTTTCTCCTTATCGCCGCAGCGTGAATCCAACGATCCCGCTTCGCGTGGCTTTCGTGTCTGGGGTTTCCTGCTGTATGAGCGTACCGGCGAAGCCGAGGCCCGCTTTTCCGGACGCGACATCCTTCAAGTGAGAAATCGCCTCTTTGTAGCGCTCTTTCATTTCCTCCGTGCAGCGGTCGCCCGTGACCACCATCCGGTAGATGGCGATATCGATGCAGGCGCTTTGCAGGAAGACCGGCACTGAAATAAGCGGGAGAACATACCGCATCGCGAGATAGGAATCGCAAATGCTCGAGGCTTCGGTGAGCGCCTTGGCGACAAGCGCCGGGTCGGCGCGGCCGTTGTTTTGAGGATCGGCCCAGGTGTCGAGATTGTCCGCGCCGTACAGCGCGATGATGTCGTCCATGGTGGCGTAGCAGGAGGGCGAGGGAGAGCTTGAACCGCCGCCGCTGCCCGAACCGCTTCCGCTCTGCAAGGGCGGCGCCCAGCCTTCCGGGCCGCCTTGAGGAAATCCGGCCGGGCGTTCGAAACTATAATCGCCGTCCGGCGGCGCCCCGCCGTCGTCCCAGAAGTTGCCCATGGCTATTTGCCCTTGCCGCCCTTCTTGGCTTTGGCCGCGGGCTTGTCTTCCTTCATAGCCTTGCCGCCCTTAGTGAACGGCGGAGCCGCGTTGGGGAAAGCCTTCTTGCCCTTGCCGCTGCCCTTTTCGTCCTTCTTTTCGTCCTTCTCTTCGGCCTTGCCAGCCTTCTTCGCTTCCTCGGCTTTGGCCTTTAGGAAGGCTGGAGGCGGTGATTTCTTTGCCATGGTCATTTACCCTTGCCGCTTGCGCGTTTCTCGGCCTTCTTTTCGCCGGCCTTCAATGATTTGCCCTTGGTCGCGATGGCCTTTTTGATCATGGCCTCGTCGTCCTTCGGGTCCTGCATCTGGAATTTCGCCATCTGAGCCAGCGAATCCATCTTGACGGACATGAGGTCCTCGTGAGCCTTACCGAGCGCCTTGAGGCGCTTGTCGAGCGGCATGGCCATCAGCTGTTTTTTGAGCGTACCCGCCTCGGTGGCGATCTTCGCGTCACCGGCATCCTCGGCGCCCTTGGCGCCGCCTTTGGATTTCGTCATGGGGCTTTACTTCGTTGGATCGATGCCGGGCTCGCCCTTGGGCTTCGGCTTGCCGTTGGACTTGGGCGCCTCCGGAGCAGCAGGCTGAGCGGGCGCTGGAGCGGGCGCGGAATTCGATGCGGCTGGAGCAGCCGGCGCGGCAACAGGAGCAGAAGCAGAAGCAGAAGCGGGCACGGCAGGTGCCGTGGGTGCCGTGGGTGCCGCCTTCTTGGAGCCGGCCGGAGCGTAACCCTTCCCGCGCCACATCTTCTCCTCGGGAGATCCGGGCGTGACAACCACCTGCGGCACGCCGTTCGTGGCGGCGGGATTGACCAGAGTAATCGTATTGGACTGCGGAATTGCGTTGACCGGGCGAGCTGGCTTTGGCGGTCGGTTTTGTGCCATAATGGTTCCCTGAGAGGTTAATAGGTGGAGACATATCCCCACCTATTCGTCTGAAAAGTCAACTGTCAGTTTACCGGTTAGCCAAGCATACGGGCCATCATCTCCGGACGGAGCGTCTTCACGCCGTACAGGATGTCGAAGCGCCAGATGCGTTTCGCGGTCTGCGGCGAACGCCAGGTTTCCAAACGGAGCGGGATACCCGTCACCGGATCGGACTGAACCGAGATGGTTGAGTTTTCCGAACGCTCGGAACCGAGCGGGCGGGCCGCAAACATCATCGACTGGCGGTGGAACGCGAGGTTGATCGCGTACTGGCTGCCAGAGCTGGGCTTCGTCACCGTGATGGCCGAACCGTCGGCAACCGCGGACGGAATGGCCGGATAAACCGCCATGCCGGTGATCACGCCGGACGCCGCCGTCCAGGTCTGGCCGTCAACGGCATTCGGGTTCGGTCCAACAGCGAAGACCATCGGCTTGTTGAACTGGTCGTTCACGCCCGCAATGGTGAAGGTGTCGCCATAAACAAGCGTCTCGGAAGCGGAGCCGCCCTTGACGTTCAGGACAGTCGCGCCGGCCGTGGTATGCTGGCCGGAACCGCCCGCGTTCACAACGGGCGAACCGTTCGCGAACGTGCCGAACGTATGGTAAGGCGCCATCTGGTCGGAGTAGGTGTCGAAGCCGTACAGGCGGCCGAGAGCGGCTTCCTGCAAAGCGGCGGTGCTGCCGAATTTGTAGGCGTCCTTGAAGTCGATCAGGAACGAGGCTTCCGCATCCGGGTTGAAGGTCAGATAGCGGTTGCCATAGGGCACGAGGTTCTTCTGGAGGACAAGGCGGACGTCGGCGATCGCCGAAGAATCCGCTGGCGTCACACCGGCGGTGCCGCTATTATACGGCGTGTCGCGGTATAGCTGCCAGAGATCCGAGTTCACGCGGTTCGCGAGAGCCTTCAAAGCGGCATCCACCGCCGAAGGAAGAACGCCGCCGGTGATGGTTGTCGCCATCTCGTGGTCGCTCATCTCGAACTGCTTGTAAACCCAGGTGTCGAGCGTAATATCGACCTTGGCGTCGCCAAGCGCGGTCGAGGCGGAACCGTTAACCGGGTCCATGTCGTCGGCGGTGCCGAGGTCCTGCGGCAGGGGCACGCGGATGATTTCGTTCTGCTCGCGGGCTTCCTCGCCGAAATCGGTCGAGACGAGCGCGGGCATCACGCAGGCTTCACGCAGCACGGGCAGAGCCGCCGGCATGATGAGGGTTTCCATTAAGTCGGACAAAGAATTAGACACTGAGCTGTCTCCATATGCAGGGCAGCCGCACTTTCCCGTCCGCCGGACCTGTTGTCCGGCGGCTTGTTGCGGGCCACGTTCGTGATGGGGTTGTGGTTAGGGGTGGGCTATTTGACGGCGATCTTGCCGGCCGTATAGTCCTTCATGAGCTGGGCTCGCCCGCCGGGATAGCCGCCGTCTTCAGGTTTCTTGTCGGCCGTGGACATGAGCGCACGCCATTCCTTTTGGGAGTAGGTCTTCATGGCCTTACCGCCGCCGAGGCCGCCGCCGCTTCCGCCGCGCGCGCCCGATCCCGTGCTGCCTGAATTTTCGAAGTTCATGGCGAAGTCGGGATCGAGTTTCATCTCGTTCACGAGGTCCGTGAACGTGAACGGCTCACCTTTGGACGTGTAGCGGACGTCACCGTCTTTATCGACGATGGAGACCGCAAACTCGCCGCGATCGTCCTCGATAACCTTCACTTGGCCGGTTACGTGAGGAAGAAGGGTGCGGACGTTGCCTTTTGCCGCAGCGATCGCGGCCTGGGCCGCGGACTGCACCATGTGGCGCTCCAGGGTGCTTTTGTAGCGGGCGATTTTGGATTCCCGTTCTTGCAGGCCGTGCTTCCACTCCTGCTCCCGTTTTTTCCAGGGCTGCTCGACTTCGAACTTGACCTTTTCGAGCTGCTGTCCGACGTCGCCTTTCTGAGCCAGGAGGTTTTTAAGCTCCATGACCTGAGCGCTTTCACCCGCCCTCAGCTTCGCGATTTCCTCGTCATACTGGTTGATCTTCGAAGCCAGCTGATCGGGGTCGTCGGCGAAGGTGCGGAACTTCTTGGTGAGCTTCTCAAGCTCGGTCGCGCGTTTGCGCTCCTTTTCAAGGGCGCCAAGAACTTTCTGCGGCTCCTCGAGCTTCCGGGCCAGCACTGGGTCCGCAAGCTTGAAACCCTGACCGCCCTCGTCCTCTTCGTAGAAAGGACGGTAGCGCTCCGGGATGTCTTCGGCTGAAGCAACGGTTTTGGGGAATTCAAATTCCATGAAGATTTTCTCCTGCGTCAAGCATCACGCTTGCGCTTTGCCGGGCAGCATCATGCCGCCCGGTCTAAGGGGTTGGATTGTTAGGATTGTTAGTCTGGTCGTCTGGCAGGCTTAGGCATCGCGCCATATTTTTGGCTCGCTGCCTTGGCATCACGCCGCGGCAAAGCCGGGATTACGCGGTAGGCTTACACAAAGATGCCGTCCTCCCGTGAGAGAAGACGGCATCAAAAAACTGCGAGAGTGAAAGCGGGATCGAAAACGATCACGCAAATGCAAGGTGGGGAACGCCGAGCATGCGGGTTCCGTCACAGAAGAATTCGAGCACATCGGTGGCGTTCGCAGCAGTCGTAAGCGTGGGCGCCGAACCGCCAGCCCATTTGAAGGCTGAGTTCCATGTGATGGTGCGCGAGCCTGTTGCGTCCTGAAGAACGCGCAAGGTATATCTTTTGCCGGCCGCCATATTGACGGGCGCGCCCATCGTCCGGTTTCCGCCCAGCGTAATGACCGCATTCGGCGCGGCATTGAGATCCCAGGCAATCGTCGCCGCATCGGTCAGGGCGACGGCATTGCCGGGCTGGCCCCAGGTGCCGTCCGCGCACAGAACGTCGCCGGACGCATAATCGGCCACTTGGGGAGCGGGCACGAAGCCGCGCGCGCCGTTGCCCGACGCCGAAGCGCCACGGAACACCGGGACAGAGGCCGTGCTGGAGGGCGCAATGATGAACTTGCCGGTGGCGAGTTCGTATTGTACGCCGCCAAGCGTCATCTGCAGTTCATAGCGGTAAAGGCCGGAGAGCGGCTGGAGAACCGATTGCGGCAGGATTGCCCAGAAAGTTCCGGTGGCATTGCCGGACAAGATCGTGGCGTTGACGATCTGCTTGCGGCCGCCATGCTTGTAGAGCCAGAACGAAATGGTGGCGCTGCCGATGTTTACGGCGGCGCCGGAACTGTTCAGGCAAGAGAAGCTGGCGCTCCACTCGTCGAAGTCGCCCGACGCCTCGAAATCGGCGCTGACGCTCTGATAGTTGTAGACAAGAATCATGGGGGTCTCTCTGTCGCCAATGAAATTGGAAGGGCCGGCTGTGCGGCGATGAAAGCAGCCTTACCCGGTGGCGGAATAAGGGTGCGGCTGCGCTTTGGCGGCCACCCCCATTCTAAAGCCCGATAAGCATCGCCGCGTGTGCGGCTTGCACAGGGGCGGCGGTTGGCAGCATTGCGGGAAGCGAAAGAACGTACATTCTAAATCCTCCTGACAACCCAGGGGAACGAGCGCGCGGTGCCCGCGAGTTGCTTGATCGAGAACTTGGCCCCCGCCGTGATCGCGAGGGGCGGCGACTGCTTGGCCGGGTTGGCTTGAACGTGCTGGAAAGTGGCCTTCCAGGCTTGTCTGAGGTTGGTGCCATCCACCATGTCATAGACGCGAAGCTCGGTGAGATCGCCAAGCGCCATGTTCACGGCATCCACCGCAAGGATGTAAGTGCCGTTCGTGGTGGGGGTATCGAGGATATGCTCGATGGCGGCCGTTTGCGTGCCGGACTGCGAGCCGGAGGTATTGATAGCGGAACCGCCCGGCGTAGCCGAAACCTGAAAACTGCTCGACGAAAGCCCGGACGAAAGCACGTAGTAAGTTGTGCCCGCCGTCAGTCCCGTGGGGAGTGCGCCGGTGGTAGTGAAAACGACTTGGTCCCCGGCGGCACAAGTATTGGTCATGGCAATGACGGCCGGGGAGGCGATAGAGATGGTGCAAGTCCCGGCCACGGTCGGGGTTTTTGTGCCCGAGGAATCGACAGTCCAGGTCATTGGTAGGCTCCATAAATTGTCACACCAATGTTCTGGGTTGCGTTGTCATCATTCGCCGAGCGGGCGGAGAGCCGGCTTCCGGCGGGTACTTGTGTATAGATGAAGGGGCTTGTGCCTGGGCTGTGAAAACAGAAATCTCCACCTAAGACCTTTTCGGAACCGGCTGCGCCGATGCCTATGTCTACCGAGGTCTCGTAAGGCCAATTGCCGGAAAGTTGGGTGTCCGTACAGATGAAAATTCCGCAATAATCTCTTAGCGTTGCAGCGGTAATTGTGGTCCAAGCGCCTTTGACGGCGTTTCCGGAGGAAACCGCGGTTCCTAGAGTGGTGGAGGCATTAAAGCCAAGGACATCGTACCCGGCTACAGGCTCAAATCCAAAGGTATCATCGTATAAAACCAGGTTGAATCCGGCGTAGTTGCCGCTGGCCGCATTGTTTTGCTGACGGACACTAATGCGTGTTTTGGCTGGAATGTTTAAGGGTAAGGTTAGAGCGGCACAGCCCTGGCCGTAGGCGGTAACGCCCACTACAAAATTGGGGAGAAGGGCTTGTTCACTACCCGCGGCGCCAATGCCAAGATCAATAGCCCAGCATTGATCCGAACCCCCACTACCCCCTGTAAAATACAGTTGGGCAAAAGAAGCGTCGTAAAGAGTTGCCGCGATAAGTTGCGACCAAGCTCCCTTGGTATCCGCGGCGGCATTTGGCGCCACTTCCGTTGCAAGCCGCCCGTATGCCTGTAAATTGACACCGATAGAATTCGGATTACATAACGCTGAAACTAAAGGGTAACCTCCGGGCATTACTGTGGCTCCGTCCAGGTTTGCAGGGCCGTGGCGCGGTCTTCAGTCAAAAGACTGAGCGAAACGAGATAAGCGAGCCCGTTGCCGATCATGGGGTTGTTGAGGTCGATGGTGGGTGCGCACTGAAGAGCGAACAGAAATTGCCGGACGGCGGCATCGGTGGACGCATCGATTACTTGATGCTCGGCCGGAGTAAACTGCATAATCCAGTCGGCGGTCTTAACTTCGTTCGGGAGGACCGGCGCGGCGACGGTAAGAACAGTCTTAGTAACGGGGTCCCAGACATGCGTTGCGTCGAGCGGCGGGAGTCCGGACACGGCAGTCAAGCCATTCGCGGCGAGCACATCGGCCGGCGCGACCGGATCGGTATCGCTCTGGTTCCAGGAGACAAGAACGCCGTTTTGATCGTGGACATAGGTTGCCATGTGCTGTAGATTCCTAACCAAGCTGGAGATGCGGGTTTGTGAGCCCCGCTCACTTGCGCGGGAGGCTTAAGACGAACGCGCGGCGGTAGCTCAAGGGACAGAGCGCCGGCGCCGTCAAGAGAGGCTGAAAATGAGCGGAACAACTGTTCCCGGCTGGTTCACCGCAAACATCGACGAAGCCATAGACATCATGCGTGAGATCGGCATTGGCCGCCTCTCGAGATATGATGGATGCCGGTGCAGTTATGTCGTTATCAGCGGTGTCAGGATTGAAACCGAGTGCCACAAGAAAGACCGTGAAGTAAGACTATCGCTGCTAATTCGCGGCGGGTCTTCCATGGAAGACGAAGAAGTTTACGCCGCGCAAAACGCCAGGCTGAAAGAGCTAGCCGACCTTATCGTTTCCCAACTTAGGGAGTTCGTGGAATACAGCCGCATCCGCATTGTCGTGAACCACAGAGAGTATCGCATCGATGTGAAAGCCGATGAAGATGAATGAGATTGAAATCAACCATGCGCCCGGAAGCTGGAAGAGCCATTACATGCAGATTTGCGAGTCGTCTGTCGAAGAAGCAGACCTTTTGCGAGTCAATCTGCGAGCGGAAAAGACTTGTCTGGTTGACTTTGCGCTGGGTCCAGCCGGCTCCGAGATTGTTGTTGTTTCGGATTTTCAGGTGGACGGTAGCGATTGCGTGCTATCTGTCCCGGTCCGCATCTCCGCCGGAAGCCGGATCGCGGCGCGCGTGATATTTCAACCGCCGCTGGAAAGAGCGGCAATAGTTCCTCCGGCACGAGTTTGGATAGAGCTAAGGTCCCCGCGCGATCATTACGCTTCGTGGTTTAGAAGGCGCAATGCGCCTCCGTTTTAGGCCTAGCTGTAATTCTGGCCGATGACGTTGCCGTAAACGGTCGTTCCGCCGTCGCCGGAGTGCACGGAGTACAGGTCGTACTTACCGGATCCGGGCGTGACCGTTGGCGCGTTTGTCTGCCCGCCGGCCCACATTACGCCCCATCCAGAGATGCTATAGGATCCGGTGTTGCGGACTTCGAGCCGCGCCGCCGCCATGGTTCCATCCGTGGGCCAGCCCGTAAAGGTAACGGAAGTGACGTTGGCCTGGAGTGAGATGACACAGTATTCGCCACCCAAGAGATTGATCGGCAGATTTGCCGCGTTTGCCGTGAGATATTGCGTGGCGATCGCCGATTTTCTGGCGTAAGGCAACCCTATAAGGTTAGCTGTGGCCAGAAGGATAAAGCAGGAACTCCCGCCGGCCGGCGCCACGGCAAAGGTCAGCACCGAACCTGATACCGTGAAATCAGTGCCGGGGTTTTTGAGCGCACCGTTTAGAACGACAAGACAGCAGGCGGCGGTTGGGGGGCTAAACGCCACTCCGCTTATCGTGAGCGAAAAAGCGGTTTGGCTGCCGTTAAAACCACTTGCGATGGAATCCGCTTCGGTCCAAGGCGCCGCCCCGAGGCTACCCGTGCTGGAAAGGCTGATGGTGACATCGCCCGTGCCGGCGTCGGCGCCAGTCGAGGAAATGGCGATCCCGGTACCGGCGACCACCTTAGCCGCGACTGCCGATCCCGATAACGACGTATTGAGCAAGGACCGCGATATGGTGCCAGGAACAATCAGCTGGCCGTTGATCTCGGTGGTCATAGTTCGATCACGCTGATGCTGATGTTGGTAAGGGAACCGGTGCTGGCTGTCGTCACCGCCTCGGCGGCAAGATCGATCCAGTAAGCGGTGCCGATGGTGAGCCCCGAAATAACCGCATGGATCGAGAAGGGCACGGCAACGTCCGCGGCGGCGGATGCAGTGGAGGGGTTTGTCCAAGATTGCGGATTGCCAACTTGCGTGCCCGTAAGCGCGGCGGCGTTGGCCGGTGCGCTGCCAGTGCCATAGGAAAGCTGATATTTGATCCCTGTTTTGGCGGTCGTCGACGAATTGGCGACGGTCCCGGAAATCATCACTAGGATTTTGCCGGACGTCACCGGCGTAATGGAACCGGCCAGCCCTTGCATGGTGTAGGCGCTTGTCGAGGCGGGCGCCGTGGGATTGCTTGGCTGCGCCTGATAACTGGCGGGCGCCAGCCAGGCGATGGCTCCACCCGAAGAGGTGGCCCGCAAGGCTTGGCCCACGGCCGTTGGCGCTGTCGAAAATTGCGGCACGCCCGACGTGGAAATGCCGGTCATGAATTGACCTAAGCCACCGGCCGCCGCCTCGACGCCGCCAAGCGATGAAGCGGTGGGGTTTGGCAGAAGCGAAGTGCCATAAGCCACGAGCAAAAAAGCGGAAACGCCAGAGGGTGGCGCATAGGCAAAGGTGAGGGTCGAGCCTGAAACCGTATAATCGGTGCCAGGATTTTGCACGATGCCGCCAAGCACAACCAGAAGACAGGCCGCCGAGGCAGGCGAAACGGCCGTTCCGCTTACCGTGATCGAAAAAGAAGTGGTAGTGCCGTTGAACCCGCCGGAAATGCTGTCCGCCTTGGTCCATGCCGCAAAAGCACTGAGCGCGGCATTGATCGTGACATCGCCCGTGCCGGCGTCGGCGCCAGTATAAGAAATCGTGACGCCATTACCGGCGATCACCTTGGCGATGACGGCGGACCCGGACTGGGAAGTATTCAGCAGGGCCCGGGTCAGCGTGCCCGCTTGGATATTCGTCGGTCCGTCGAGCAGGGTCCGTGCCATGGCCTCAGCCTTTATGCTGCGGCCCGGCTGGGCCTTTGTGCGGAAGCTGGCGCGCGCCTTGCCGAAGGCTTGCTCTCAGCCAAGATGCGCAGATCGCCGATCTGCTGACGCAACTCCTCAATCAGCTGGCGATCCTTCGTGGTCTTCTCGACCAAGGCGGCGATCTGCTGTTTGAGCGAGGCGTTTTCCGCCAAGAGGCTGTCGCCGATCAAATCGAGCGCGCAGTTCGCGGCGAAGGTCTCCCCAATCTCCTTCACGAGCCGCGCATTGATCGCGGCCAGGACATTGGGGTCCTGCGTGTTGATTTTCATGCCGTCTCCTATTTGAGGTAATACGCGCGCAGCTTGTCGCCGGTTGCCGGCGCGAACAGCATCGTGATGGTGCTGCCGGAAATCGTGAAGTCGTTCCCGGATCCCGGCTCGAGCGTTTGACCGTTGAGGATAAGCTCAAGGGCGGCGCCGGAATTTGCCGGCGCGTTGGCGAGTGTGAACGAGGTGTTCGAGCCGTTGATCGAGCCGGACGGGGTCTCGTTCCAGATGAAGTTGGTGTACTTCACAAAGCCGGAGCCGGACGTGTTGTTGACCGTCGTGGACAGAGAGCCCGCCGTGTTGGTCACATCGCCCGTGAGCGCCGGGAAGTTTCCCGCCGCCAAGGTACCGGTCACACCCGAGCCGAGCGGCAAGCCCGTGCAGTTTGTCAGCGTACCGCTGGTGGGCGTACCCAGCACGGGGGTTGTCAGCGTCGGGGAGGTGAGCGATGGCGAGGTCTGGCACACAAGGTCGCCAGAGCCTGTGACAGGGTTGCCCAGCGCCGTCTGCACGCCTGTTCCAAGCGCGCTCGTCTGCAATGCGCCGGTGATGCGGGAGTCGTTGCCTTGCGCCGCCGTGCCGGCCGAGGTGCCGTAGGTAACTGAGAAGGTCGTACCCGCCAGGCCAAGGCCGGTGCCGGCCGTGTAGGAGGTGCCGGAGGTGTCTTGCAGGAAGGTGACCGACGTCGTGTCGACCGTGATGTTAGAGGTGTTTTGACACCACCATTTCGTATCGCCGTATGAGGTGCCGCCGTTTTCGATCAGGAAGTAGGCGCCCGGGGTGACGGTGCCGGCGGACGCCCACCAGGTGGGGCGGGTCCAGGAGCCGGAAGCGGCCACCCACGGGCCGTTTTGGGATTGGGTGCTTTGCGCGGTCAGAAGGATGATCTGGCCCGCCGTGAGGGTCAGCCCGTCGATCGTTTGCAGCCCGGACAGAGAGGAGATGTTCGACACGGCGGCAACGCGCGCGCCGAAGATCGAGAAGCCCGTGACCTTCGCATCGACATAGGATTTGATGGCGACGTCCGTGGCGTTGACCGGCGTGGTGCTGTTCTGGATGGCGTAGCCGCCCATATTGAGGGCTGCCGCCATGTTCACGGTGCCGTTGGCGAGAATGATGCCAGTGCCGCCGACGATGGAGGAGATTGGAACGATCGCGCCCGAGGCCATGGCGGACCACGGAATCGAACCGGCGGCGATTTGTTCTGAGCCGTTGAGCAGGGTGCGAGCCATCGGAAGGGGGCGTCCTTATGAAGTAGGTGCGGGGGTGTAATAGAACAGGCAAACAGCTCCATCCCAGACAAGGCCGGGCGGAACGATAAGGGTGCTGCCGGAGACCGAGTAATTTTGAGGGCTCTCGACGAGGCCGTTGATCACGAGCAGGGTAAAGACGCCTGCTTCGGCATCGAGAGCTATCGATTGCCCGGCCGCGAGGCCTGAGAATGTGGTTGTCAGCGGTGAACCGCCGGCCGGGCCAACCGGCCCCGCCGGACCTTGCGGGCCGGCGGCGCCTTGAGGGCCTTGCGGCCCCGGCACACCGGCGGGGTTGAGGCTGAGGGGTTTGGAGACAGCCTTGGCCGAGAGATTTTGATCGCCGCCCGTTTTGATGACGACGCTGTCCGGGACTGGACGGATGGACAGGATGGTCATGATCCGCCCCCAGGCGCTGGCGTTACGCCCTGAACGACTTGAAGCTTGCCGTAAAAGAGCCGGACCGTGGCGCCATTCAGGGTCATGAGCAGATCGTAGACGTAGCTGCCTTGCTGGATCGTCTTCATCTTCGATGCCGGCGCCTGAATTTGAAAACCGCCCGGCACGCCCGAGGTCAGCGAAATGGAATTGTCGAAAGTGCCGAGACCGAGAACGGTGTTGCCGTCCCGGTCCGCGAATGCCATGGCGAATGTAGCGCCGGCGATGTTATAGGGGACGGGCGGGCACTGGCTGTCATCCTGGAGAATGAACGCCTCGCGCCAGTCTTCGTTATTGGCGGCGCGGAAGTCGATCTCGAAGAGCGCTGTCATGGGGTTGAGGCCTCGCGGGAGAGAGGAAGCGGAATGCGCGGGCGCTTACGCCCATCCGCAAATGCCAAAGAGCGCAGCGCAGATGGAGACGGGCCTCGTAGACCCAGAAATAAACCGCGCAGGCCGCGAGGTAGAGGTGATAGGGCATCCGGGCTCCGAACGGCTTTAGGCCGCCCTGGCGCGGGCCAGGAGCGGCGTCATCGTGAATTGGTAATTGACGGGCCTTGTCTGCTTGCCGCGCCTATCGCGCGCCTCACGCTTGTTCTTGCGCTTGTGGCAGAGTTCGCAAAGCGCCTGGAGATTGGTCAGGCCCCAATAGGCGAGGCGGTCGTACCAGGGCATTGCCCAGTAATCGCGAACGACGCGGTAGAGCGGAACCTTGTGATCGGCCTGGAATTCGGCGGCGTTGAAGCCGGGGGTTTTGCAGCAGGCGCAGCGCGGCTCGATGAAGTTGAGCGCGCTCCGATGGTTGGTCCAAAGCATATAGGCGGCAAGGCAGCAGGCGTGCCAGTTTCCGCGCCCCGGCTTCTCGCCCGGCTTCGACGGCCGGAAGCGCCCGCCTTTGTAGACGTGCTGGCCACAGACATAGCAGCGGCCGCGAAAGGATTCGAGTGTGCCGAAACCCGCCTTCTTGCGGCCCTCTATCGTTTTGAAGGGCAACGGCGGAAGCCGGTGTGAGGTGGAAGGGTCCCAGGCGCCGAACGGAGCGCGGCGCGCAAGCGCAAGCGCCACCCGTTCCGCCCGGAGCGGATGAGCGTGCCAGTTTGGCATTGTGGGTTACACCTTGTTGACGCAGACGCGTAGGGATGCCGCGCGCTCCTTAAGCGTGGCAAATGGTCAAGTCTGTCCAGGCAGAGGCTTTAGTATTGCCAGCGCGTATTGCGCTGCATCGTTGGCCCGCCGGAGATTGCGGCCGCGGCTTCGTAGCCCTCTTCGTTGCGCGCCTGGATGACGTCGTGATCGTGGTTAATTGGCAAGGGTTGAAGCAAAGGCGCGCGGCGCCCCGTTTCCTGCATGAGCTTCTGATTGAACTGAGAGCGGGGCATGATGAACTCGCCCGTGTTGATGATGCGGGCGCCGAAGTTGAACAGCTTGTCGCCCAAAGGCTGCGAGCCGGTCAGGAAATCGACGCCGGAGTTCCCGGTCTGAGAAGGAAAGCCGCCGGAAGCAGGCGCGGCTTTTGGGGCTGAGCTCTTCGAGCCCGCCTTTTTCTTTGCCATGGCGGCGTCCTTTCGTTTACTTGCGAGTCCGGAGATAATCCGGGACCTGCGCACCGCTGAGATCGCTCAAGACGTTGACGCGGATGGTCTTGTGGCCATTGAGAAAAGCCGCGTTGGTCCGGTGATTGCCATCGACGAGAACGATGCGGTTGCCCATCTTGACGCCGCTTGGCGTCTCACCGATGGCGCCGAGATCGGTCTCGCGGGCAAACTGCTTGCGCATGGTCTCGAGCTTCCTGGTCTTGACGTGCT